CAGGAGCTGGAAGCTAGGGGCGCGTTGTGCATCGAGTTTCCAATGACTAATGAGAGAACAGTTCCGGCTTGCAGTCGGCTTCTCGAAGCGGTCAATCGTGGCGAGCTTGTTCACAACGGAAACCGCGAGTTTGAAGCGCACGTTGAGGCGGGCAGTATCAAGATGACGGAGCGCGGCTGGCGAATTGCCAAAGCGCCCAAGGGAAAGACAGGCCGGGGCAAGATCGACGCGCTTATCGCGTTGCTGCTTGCTTTTACGGTTGCCACACAGCAGGACGGCGGAGCGGATTCCGTTTATGAAACCTCGGACCTGTTGGTCCTCTGAGCTTTAGGGAGAACACATTGGGCATCTTTGACAGGTTCTCGCAGCGAAGTGCTGTGCCAATCGAGTTCGTGAACGACGATTCCGTCTTTCTCGGACAAACGTTCGCTAACGAGTCAGTAACGAACAAGAACAGTGTTCGCCTTGTCCCAGTCTGGGCCGCAGTGCAGCTGGTCGCTGGCGCAGTGGGCAGCTTGCCTCTGCATGTGTATCGCACTCAGCCGGATGGCACTCGCATCGAAACGCCACACCATCCAGTAGCCAAGCTCCTGGACTCACCGAACGCGTGGATGGATGGCGGCGAGCTCATTGAGGTAGCAATGGGACACCTGTTGCTTTGGGGAAATGCCTTCCTGCTAAAAGTCAAGACCAATAAGAAGGTCACAGAGCTTTGGCCGATTGCTCCTGAGCGCGTCAAGGTTGATCGTGACAAGAACGGTGTTCCCTATTACGTCCTTGATGGCAACAAGGGCCCGTTCACACAGCGTGACTTTATTCATATTCGTGGCCTGAGCTTTGACGGGCTTGTTGGATTGAGCCCTATTCAGATGGCACGTCAAGGGCTTGGCACTTATGCAGCGGTTGAGAAGTATGCGGGTAAGTTCTGGGCAAATAATGCGACTCCGGGTGGTGTTCTTACCCATCCCAACCGACTTAGTCCAGAGGCTGCGGAGCGTCTTCGTGCTCAGTGGCATTCATCGCATGGTGGGACGGGCAACGCATCTCGTGTGGCCATTCTTGAAGAGGGCATGAAGTTTGAGCCAATGAGCCTTCCTTTGGAAGATGCTCAGATGATTCAGCAGATGGAGCTTTCGACGCTGAACGTTGCTCGCCTGATTCAGATTCCAGCGCACATGCTTCAGACCAATGCAAACGGATCTTCGCTGACGTACACAACCACTTCAATGGAGTACGAGCACTTTGTTCGGTTCACCCTTCGTCGCTGGCTTACAAGGTGGGAGAAGAGCCTGATGCGCGACACGGATCTGCTCTCCACCAATGGTTTGGGCAGCCAGTTCAGCTTGAAATTTGACACTACCGATCTGACGCGGGGTGACACGAAGACGATTGCGGATATCAACCTTGCCTTGTTCAAGGAAGGCATTGTGACTCGTGACGAGGTGCGTTCTGACCTTGGCCGGGGGCCAATCGAGAACGTTGCTGATGCGCCCGCTGACGTGCCTGTAGAGCCGTCTAATGGAACGGTTGCAAACGCATGATGAAAGATTCAAGGGAGGACGTTTTGAAGAAAGAAACGCGCATTATCAACGAGCTAGATCTTCGTGAGAATCCAGCGTTGGTAAGTGAATTGCGAGATGGTGCTGATGTGGTCGAGCGTCGTCTTGCCCCAGTTACAACTGAGATCCGTGAGGCTCCCAATGGTGGATGGATTTTGACTGGACATGCAGCCGTGTTTGGCTCCGAGTCAGGCGATCTGGGCGGTTTCCGCGAGGTCATTCAACGTGGAGCGTTCCGCAAGGTGCTCAAGCGCGACAACCTTGACGTTGCCGCACTTTTCAATCACGACCAGAATCTGATCCTTGGTCGCACTACTAATGGGTCGCTCACACTTCGTGAAGACCCCAGGGGACTTGTTTATGAGGTCAACGTGGCTGACACCAGCTATGGGCGCGATCTAAAAGTCCTCCTAGAGCGTGGCGATGTAAGCCAATCGAGCTTTGCTTTCCGTGTCAGGGCTGAAGGTCAAACGTGGACTGACGCGCCGGACGGCACAATGATTCGCACGATCACAGAGTTTGACGATCTGCTTGACGTAAGCCCGGTTGTGTTCCCGGCTTACGCTGACACCACTTCTGTTGCGCTGACGCGCAGCAACCAATCTTCGTCAACAGGCGAGTCAGAGCAAGAGGGACAGGGTGCCGCCGTGCAGCAGTCCTCTCAGGCTGACTCGCAGCCTCGGCGGGCTGACGATGAGGGCACGCACCGACACAGGGCGCGCCGTTTGAAGTTGCGCGACAAACGCGCAGCGTAAATACAACACAGTCCATTTGGGACTGAGAAAGGTTGATCTAAATGTCAATCGACAAGATCACCGATCTCCGCCACAAGGCTGCTCATCAGCTTGCCGAGATGCGTCGCATCCTCGACGAGAACGAGACCCTTACTGCGGAGCAGGCAACCGAGTTCGATCGCCGCGAGGCCGAGCTTGATTCCACCAATGAGACCATCAACCGCCTTGAGCGTGTTGCTGGAATTGCACCTGAGATGAAGGCTGACGAGGCCCGTTCACTCGCCTTTGGCGATGAAGCGCCCGTCGTCATCGACGAGGGTGTTGCAGTCGAAGAGAAGCGCGATGCACTTGACGTGTTTGGCAGCTTCCTTCGTTCGAAGGGCACTGACGTTGAGGCTCGTGCCACTCTTGTCAAGGCCACAGCTGGCTCAGGCTCAGAGTGGGTTCCGCAGAAGTGGAGCAACGAGCTGATCCAGTCAATGGTCCTTCAGACCCGACTGTTTGACCTTGCGAACGTCCTTGAGACGAGCGATGGTCAGATCATCAACCTCCCAACCAGCACTGCCGACGAGGCAATCGCCCTGGTTGCAGAAGAGGGAACGTACTCAAACCCAGCTCCGACGACCGCTTCGACGGCCATCGGCGCCTACAAATATGGCGCAATAATCAAAGTGAGTGAAGAATTGCTGGTTGACTCCGCATTCGATATCTCGTCATACGTTCAGCGTCAGGTTTCCCGTTACCTTGGCAACCAGATTGGTGCAATTCTTGCCACTGGTACGGGTTCATCACAGCCGCAGGGAATCACAAGGTGCACCGTTGGTGTCACTGCTGCTTCCACAACGGCTACCACAGCAGACGAAATCTACGATACGCAACACAGCGTATCGGCGCCTTACCGCGCATCGTCAGCTTGGTTTGTCAACGACACATGGCTCAAGGGTGTTCGCAAGCTGAAGGCATCAGGCTCAGGTGACTACCTGCTTCAGCCTGGTCTCGCAGCTGGTACTCCGGCAACCCTTCTGGGCGCGCCAGTGTACGTTGAGCAGCTTGACACTCCTGCCGCTGGCAAGGTCGTAGCTGTTTATGGTGACCCAATGGGTTACACCGTTCGCCGCACCCCGGTTCAGGTTGCAGTGCTCAACGAGCGCTTCGCTGACACCGGCCACGTCGGCTTCAAGGTTGCTCTTCGCGTTGACGCGAAGATCACCGACTCATCCGCTCTCCGGAGCCTCAAGCAGGCCGCCAGTTAGTCCTGTTTCGGACGGACCCGCCCTCACCACACGGTGGGGGCGGTGTTCGCTCGATTTTAATCTTCTAGTGGGGAAAGGAACCAGAAATGGCTGCAAGTAAAATCAAGATTCGCCTTCTCACATCGCGTGTTGACGGCAACGAGTCATGGGTTGTGGGGGACGTAATCGAAGTTGATTCCGCAGAAGCAAAAGCACTCCTTGAAAAAGGATTGGGCGAAGCGGTTGCTGAGACTCGCGCAAAAAAGGCAACAAAAGCCACTGCTGACAAGACTGTTGAGACTCGCTGATGTTGCGCGTCCTGAAGGGGCAACCGAGCACGCTCAGCGTCCCTCGGGACACAAAGCCAACATCGGCAACGGTCACGATTACGCGTGACCGGGACGCTGTGAGTATTGCCAGTGCTGCTGCCTGCACAGTTGAAGCTGACCGTGTGATCTATTCACTTGCGGCACAGTCAACGGTTAGCGCTTTAACTGCAACGTTCACCATTGTTGATGGCAACGGCACGAGCACGTTGAGCATTCCAGTGCAGGTTGTGGGCAGTCGCACAGCGTCGATCAGTGACTGCCGCCGGCTTCGTCCCCTTGATGATGTGAATCGTTACCCGGACGAGCTGATCGAGCAAACAATTACTGAGATTGAAG